CAGAAATACCAGCACCCATTGCAGCCATTGCTGTGCCGATACTAGTAGGGTTTTTTGCTACTAATCCAACTACAGCACTACTTGCTAGCATTGCTCCAAGTGCAACTTGAGCTTCAGTTGATAGACCCATAATCATACTAGAGAAGCCTTCTAAAGCACCTTTCATGCCAGAGAACTTCATATCTATCCAGCCCATACTTTTCATGCCTGAAATAACAGCATCACCGGCAAGAAGACCCATTAAGAATGCTGAAATACCAATACCCATAAAGGCCAAACCTTTAGCTGCCCTCGTACTACCGACTGCAGAAACAGCCATAATAGCACCAAGTACAGTAAATGCCTTTATGTCCATAGACATAATCATATCGCTAAATCCAAGAGCAGCTGCTTTTAAGGATGAAAAGTTAAAATCGGCACCAATATCTTTCATCCAACTTAAAGCTGCATCACCAGCTATTAATCCACCAAAGAAAGCTGGAATAGCTACACCCATAGCCACTAGTCCTGCAGCACCTTTAAGAGCTGCACTCGCCATAGCCGCAACTCCAAGTCCACCAAGACCAAGCATTCCTCCTAAGCCTTTACCACCTTTACCACCAGATCCTCCGGAACCACCTTTCATACCAGCAATACCTGCAGCGATTTTCTTTAACTCATTGGTTTGAGCGTCATCGCGTTTTGCATCTTCTCTTCGTTGTTCAGTATCTTCTGACTCGGATTTTGGTGGTTCAACATTAGCCATTTTAGCTATGTTCTCAGACATAACAATGACATCTTTTTTCATTTCAAGTAAATGGCGCCTTGAGTTTCTAGTGTGCGCTTCTACCTGATGCAAGTGAGCTTTATTTTCTTTATTACTCTCTTGAAAAGATTGGATAAGATCTTGTAGCTGATCGGCCATGGTTTATTTCCTTGGTGCTGGTGATTTATTTTTTTGAGTCATAGCTTCTTTACCATAGAATGCTGCAACAATAGCAGCAACTGATACGAAGTAGACCGCAGCCATATCACCTAAAATGGTTGCAGCTTTATCTAAACCAATGAGAATTGATATAACAACAAAGGCAGGATATAGTAACATACCAAACAAAGCAAACCATGCCATGTTTCTCTGTGCATCTTGCTTCTTATCTTCGTTCTCCATATCACTTCTCATATCTTCTAATTCAATCATTTTTTGCTCCATCATCATTTCATCATCACTCACAACACCATCACCATCTTTATCTAAATGGTTATATTTAGAACCTGGTTGTAATTTCTTTTCTACCATTACTTTACCTTCTTGCGTTTTGGCGTGCCATTTGATCATTTTGCTCTTCAACGAATTGTGTTAATAACGCTATGTAGATCTCTCTTTCCCACGGTACCATCGACTCAATTTCAGTTAAAGAATAGTTATGATGTTGCATCATAGCAAAGTTAGTCCGAAACATAGTCTCAAGGTTGTTATGAGAAAGAGCTATGCGAAAAAATCGTTTAGGCCCTCCAATGTTACGTTATTATCTGTTTTACATTTTTCACATGTAAAATTTACTTCTTCTTTTAATTTAGGAAAATTATCAAAAAATTCTTGAACTTTTGTAAATTGTTCTTTGTTTAATGATTCAATAAAATCTACAAGCTCTCTTGATGTTGATTCACTAGCTGGATAAACAGACTCAGCATCATGAATAGATTCTATAGAAGCCGCAATCATACCAATAGCAATATCAATAGTTGCTTCTGGTTTAGCTGCTTTAAGAACATCTTCAACTCTCATAACTGTAGGATACTTAAGCGAAACACCTACAGTATCAGTAATCTGTACAACTGCAGCTGCTTTAGGATCACCTTGTAATTCTACTGCAGCTAGGTTAATTTTTACTTTATTATCATGTTTGCATTCTTCGTTTGAGCATTTCAAAGCAATTTCTGCGTTTTCACCAACAGAAGCCGCTCTTAGTTTTAGAAAAATTAATTCTAAATCAAACATGGCCAATGATTTAACATCAACCTCTTTGAACGTACAAACTTCTACAATGTCTCTCATTGCATTTGAAATTTGTTGTGCATCGTCTGATTCAATAGCAGTTAAAAGTACCTTTTCTTCCCTTACGACAAAAGGACGATACTTAATTTCTTGTCCCGTTGAAGGGATTGTCATATCGTATTTAATAAGATTTAGCTGTGGCAGTGCCATCATTCACTCCTTGTTATAATTAACCAAATAGTTTATTGGCTGCAATTCCGACTAGTGTACCAGCCAGACTTGCTTGATCACCCCACTCATCATAAGCCATACCGACTGTGATTCGTGAGATAGCGTTTTCATTCGCGTTAGATAATTCTACAGCTGAGACAGAAACTGGAAACGCGTTTTTCAAAGTACATGTATAATTTGGTATGTTATTTGAATCCAATTGCTGAATGAGTACGTCTGAGACATAATCATCTTTGTAGTTTACTGTTCCCTTTTCAGTATCTATAATAGATGCCTGCCAAGAGTCCATGACTTCTTTTAAGTAGTAATCACCCGTAAGTAAAAACGTAAAAGATACGTCATCATTAATATAACCATAAGGTTTCTTAATTGCTTTTAATCTTGTAATATGTTCTGCAGTAGTAATCTGACGACCTGGCAATGAGCAACTTTCACATAAAAGAGAAATATCTCTTGGATCATTAATAAGTGACATAGGATTAAATCCACCGCCAGATGCTAAGTTAGAAAGGATTGCTCCAGGATTAATAGAAATAAGTGGTAAGTTCATATATATCGCAAACCTATTAGATTTAGATACTCCACCGCGCTTACCAATGGTACTTTTGAGTGTGTCAATACTTGCTGGTAATGCCATTAAGCGCTCCTTACCGTTTGCCTAGAATCTTTATAGATGGCTCCTGCTTTTGACTTCTTAAATCTCTGAGTCTGCATGAACATAGCTATTTCCCACTCAGGTGGTTCAACTTTTACTATTCTAGATTCTACATTGTTTGTTAAATAGTGTTTGAAACAAGGCTTAAAATAACGTAACTTACGAACACTCTGTAAAATTCTGTATCTGGCTTTGAAACGTGTAGTTTCATCATATCGATTATTTGTAAGTGTTAGTGCATCAAATAATTTAGCTCTTAATACTGGAGGAAGATAATGTAAGTTCAAACCATAAAATCCACCAGGAGCTTTTTCAACCATAATAATCAAAGGGAATGTATCATAGTACGGTAATGTTTCTTTATGTTTTGGATCATAGAAAAACATATACATTTCACCCATACGTGGACGTGTGACTCGAGTCACTGCACTATCTCTCAATAGAGTTTGTCTATTGATGTTCCTTATATTGCGAAGCTTATCACGAAACCAATCCTGAGACTCATCTGTTCTAGGTTTGATTCCAGCTCTAAAAGCTTGTAACTGCATTTTTTCAAAAAACGAATTTGCCATACTGTTATTTATACACTATCCTTTGAGGATTTTAATACCTAATTGCTTCAAAGTATCTTCATGCCAAATTGCAAATCTGTATCCACGAGCATCAGCCCATTTACTAGCTGCGTCCCATTTAGATTGATTCTTTACATAGGTCATTACCTCATTAAGATAACGCTTTGTTTTTCTAGACGGTTTTACTGGAGGCTGACACTGTTTCTTTGGTTTAATTTCTATTAGCCATTTCTGACCTACAGCATCTTTGAAATAAATATCAATGAAGTAACGATGCATTCTTTTATCTGTTCCACAACGATATGGGATAACATATTCTTCAGAGCTCCATTCAGATACATCTGATTTATTATCTAAGAATTTGAATACAGCTCTTTCCCAAGAAGATCTATAAACTACTTTTTTATGATCTCCTTTGTATTTAGAGATGTTCTTTACTCTGTAACGGCCTTTATAAGTCATATAAATAATCGTATGGCAATATGGTTATAGGTTAGGTTTAATGACAACAAAATATGTATATCCTCAAGGTTTGGCTGAACAGCATCCCGTTCAGTGTAGAATTTCTATTCATAAACGCCTCAACAGAATGAAAGAATTAATCGACAAAGGCGGCGACGTAGCAAGTGATGGCAGTGTAACAAAGGTAGTTGGTGCACTTGTTGACGGCGGTAAGCAAGTAGTAAACAGACAAATTATTGCAACTAACTCAACTGCAATTGCTCAAATTTATTTATATGCTCCTGCAGGAATTTCTTTTGCAGATGGTTTAGCTTATGACAATGCTGAAATGTCAGCTGTAGTAAGTGCAATCCAATCTGCTGCAGATTCATCAGCCACTGGAGGAGAAAATATGGTTAAAACGGCCGGCGGTGCTGTTGGTGGTTTTCTTGCTGGCCAGGTAAGAAAGTCTGGTATAGGTCAACAAGCTCAACTACAACTCGGTGTTGTAAGAAACCCTAGATTAGAAATGTTATTTAGAGCTCCAGGATTTAGGCAATTATCACTTACTTGGAAATTTATGCCTTCAAATGCATCTGAATCTGCTGTTGTTGAAGGTCTAATTAAAAAAATGAGAATGCATGCTTATCCAGAAATAAGCGATGCTGGTTTTAATTTTAGTTTTCCAGATGTTTTCAAAGTAGATTTTATTACTAAAGGTGGTGGTCAAGCTAAAATGATACCATTCTCTCATGCGTATTGTACAGCAATATCTGTCAACTATGGTAGTTCTGGGCCCGCATTTTTTGGAGATGGTTCGCCGGCTGAAATTGATCTTACCATAAATCTTCAAGAAACAAAAGTACTTAGCCGTGGAGATATTGAACACCCAGACGGTAAACCTGCATCTTCTCCAGTTGAGCAAAACTATGGCGCCATGTCACCAGAAGATTTTGGCAATGGTAGACCGTTTTAATAGAGGAATAATACGATATGAAATACTTTAAGTACTTTCCAACAATTCCATATGATTTAGATGCCAGTGGCGAAACTAAAGATATTGTAGATAGTTTTCGCTTTGCTAAAATCATAAATAGCATAAAAGATGATATTACGTTTTATCGTTTTTATGATATACCAGATGGTGAAAGACCAGACCATACATCTCAGACTTTATATAAAACACCAGATTATTACTGGTCTTTCTTTGTAGCTAATCCCAGATTAAAAAGTTTAGAAGATTGGCCTTTAGCTCAGGCAGACCTAGCTAAAAAACTAGCTCATGATTATACTGGTAATGTTATAAACATTTCTACATTTGATTTTTTTAATAAATTTGAAAATGGAGAAACAGTAAATGGTCTTGTATCAGGAGCAAGCGCAGTTGTAGATAGTAAAAATACATCTTTAGGTTGGGTATCAGTTGGAGCTATTACTGGAACCTTTCAAAATGGGGAAATTATTCAAGGGCAAACTTCAGGAGATACCGCAACTATTGCTGGCACTGCTACTAAATTAAATGCAGCACATCATTACGAAAAAGATAATCTAGTAGTTCCACGTGGAACTGCAGGAGCAGCAAAGGTTACTAATTTAGAATATGAACAAAGAGTAAATGAAACAAAGAAAAAAATTAAAGTAATTCGACCCGAGCTTATTGAAAATGTAGCAAGACAATTTCGAAGAGTAGTTAATGGCTGATTTTTTTAGTCCACAAGACGCAGAACTCCTTGAAGTCAAAATATCTAAAGGTAACCAAAAAGGTTTAGATATTACTGACCTTTGTGGTGAGTTTAATATATACGAAGAACTAGGACAGCCAATACTTTTGGCTGACATAACTATAGCTGACTCAGTAGGTCTTTTATCTAGTTTTCCAGTAACAGGACAAGAGACTCTTACATGCACTCTTAAAAAAGGTGATGTAATGTATGATATGAACTGGAAAGTTATTGATATAGGTAGAATAACAGATAACGGTCAACAGGTTTATAGTTATACATTAGATCTAGTAGAAGGTGCATATTTGAATAGTCTTACTTCTCTTGTTTCTCAAGCTTATGAAGGTAACATTACTGATATTATTGACTCAATTTATACTGATTATCTAAAAACAGAATTAAATTATAAAGACGATTCAAGTGGAAAGTACAAGTGTGTTATTCCTAACTGGAGTCCTTATAAAACTGTTAAATGGTTAATGTCTAGAGCTAAAGATAAAAATAATAAACCATTAGTTATTACTAATACTTTTAAGAATGGAACTAGTATTCTTTCTTTTGACACTATTTTTTCTAGAGATATAATGGAAGAATTTACATACCATAAGCAAAGTGAGCAAGATGGTAAGATGTATAATTATCAAGATCTTGCTCAGACACCTTTAGCTTTTAATAATATTGCAAATGGTCAAGTAACTAATCAATTAAAGAATGGTGCATTTGGATCTACTTATATAAGTGTAGATACGACAAACAAATCAGCTGATACATTTGAATTTGACGTTTTAGAATATTATGATGATATGCCAAAGCTACAAAAAAATATTATTCTTGATTCAGAAAATAAATGGAACGATAAACCTCTCAATGAATATTCTAAAACTATTCAGAGTGTAAAGTTTCAAAGTGGCGAAAATTTTGGCCCAGCTCACTTAAATTATGAAGGCAATACAAATAGTTTTTTACCTTTCTTTAATAACATGAATAGAATGTTAGAGTCTTTTAAGTACACCTTAGTTGTAAATGGACGTAATGATATTGAAGTTGGTTCTCTTATTAATTTAAGATTCCCTTCAAATAGACCTTTTAATGAACAAGATCCTGAATCTGGACTTGATAAGAAAAGAAGTGGTAGATACCTAATAACTAAGTGCAGACATAAAATAGATGATCGCGATAAATATACATTAGTTATTGAAGCAGTAAGTGACGGACTTGGAGAAGAATATAATGCCTAATATGAATTATTTTATTGGTGTAGTTGAAGATAGAAAAGATCCAAAAAATATGGGTCGTGTTAGAGTTCGTATATATGGCGATCATGATGCTGATAAAACTAAAATTCCTACAGCCTCTCTCCCTTGGTCTCAAGTAATGATGCCAGTAACATCAGCTGCATGTGGTGGCGTTGGTGAAAGTGCAACAGGTATTGTTCAGGGTTCTTGGGTTGTTGGGTTCTATATGGATGGAGCTTCTAAACAAAACCCTATGGTAATGGGAACTATTGTTGGTTCAGCTGGTGCA